GTCTACACACTTATCCCATTCCGGATTGTTGGCGTAAGTACCATTCTTAATTTCCTTCTCAGGTACCCCTGAAAGAATTGCAAGAAGACGATACTGCTGTTCTTTGGTATTCATTTCTGTATCTAAATATAAAACAGGAACATCTTCTTGGTATGCCAAATGCTGTGCTATATTAAGTAGAGTTGCTGATTTACCCGCCTTAGGTCTTGCTCCAAGTACTGTTAGGGTTCCCGGCTCAAGTCCATTGATTGCCATATCTAAAAGTTCGAACCCAGTCGGCAGTCCTTTGATTTTGGTAGGAGACAGTTTAGCATCCTCTACCAACTCTATCAACCCATCTGCGATATCTACCGCGTCGGTACCCTTATTACTTTCGACAGAGATCTGTAGAAACCGTTCCTGTGCGTGACCTACGATAGTTTCCGCATCCAAAGAGTCCGAAGTGAGTACCCTGTTCTGATCGGTGAGTTCCTGAATCTCAGAGGATGCCTTGATAATCTTAAATTTAGTACTGGCGTCCAGAACCTTCTTAATATAAAACTCTATATTCTTAGGATCAACACTCTTATCAAAGAGAGCGTTGACGTAATCGTATCCCCCAATCTTCTCCTCAAGCTTCATGTTACTCGCCTGAGTGAGGATCGCGGATGCGTCCAAGGTAGCTAAATCTTCACGCATCAGCGCCTTAATAATAGTCCAAAGAGCTCTGTTGTGTGAAGTTAAAAAATCACCATCACTTAATTTGGCTTCTACTTCGAAATAGTTTGTAGGATCTTTAAGAACACACGCAACAATTGCAGCCTCGTTACCTGCATGAGCAAACTTAACCCTGGTCTGATCTAAATCCATCAACTACGTTCCCTAGCAATAATGGCGCGTTCGTCTCTACGTCTATTGTTTTCTGCTTTAAGCGCATTCATAAGCTCAATTATGGGCTTATCTATCCCCTCGAGAAGATCCCGCTCTGCAACAGCAACATCATACTCTAACCCCAATTCCTGTAACTCTGGAGAAGTCTCTATCGCGTTGGCTTCTCGTTCCTTCAATGTTCCGCCTGGAATATTCCCCGACTTGATAAGTGATTTAATCTTACGATCAAGTACCTTCTTTTTAGTACTAGAATCTACCCGCGCAACATTGTAACGATACTGGAGGGTGATTAGGTACTGACCAAGCATCACCACGTATTGGGAAAGTATCTGCGGAGAAATAACTTCCATGTTACGCGCGTTGAGATTGAAAACCTCTTGTATATCTGAAGGGGGTGCGACGAAGTGTAAAGATAAATCATCCGACACCCGCTTCAACCGGTTTCGTACAGGATCATCCATCGTTCTGGGCCTCTTCTATTTTAACGAGAAGATCTACAACAGTTATAGGTATCTCATCATAGTTTAAGCAAAGTAAGGTATTATCATTTAAGTTACACCACTCACGCTTAAGTTTATCACGTTTTTTCTGACCTTTAAAAGCAGAGATATCGTTATGGAAATGCTTATTGAACTCTGTATGTTGCACTCCCTGAACCTCTACATAAAGGTTAAGTGTGGGTAGATAGAAGTCGAAGAACAATCTCTGACCCTGGTAATTTACATACTCCTCTTGTTTAATTAGAGTATTAGGTAGCGCTACTTGTAGACTTTCGAGTACGCTTTTTGCTAGGTGACTTATCATCTACAGTATCTCCGTTAACCTTAACCACGTCATTCTCTACACCCTTAGGCTCTACAGGTGTGTCTATTATTTCCCCTGTAATTATAAGACGTAATTGCGCTTCCAGGGAATTTTTCATAGAAATATCTTTTTGCAGGGCAAGTTTGGCCTTATCCCTACCTTGCCATTTGTGATCTCCATAAGTAAACCACGCACCACCCTTCTCTATTAGACCCATATCAACACCAAGATCCAACAGTTCACCGTCTGTATCATAACCAAGACCGTATATCAAATCTACTTCTGCGGTGCGCCAGGGCGCAGCTCTCTTATTCTTAACTACTTTGAAAGTAGTCCTGTGTCCATACACCTCTCCACCTGCATCCTCCAACTTACTAGCCTTGGATTGACCACCGCGGATCTCGATTCGATATGCTGCGTAAAAAGGAAGAGCTTTCCCACCAGTCGTGGTTTCAGGGTTACCGTATGACCCTATTTTATTTCGGATCTGGTTGACAAAGATTAAGAGTGTGTTGGTTTTCTTAACTATCGGAAGGATTTTCTGAATTCCCGCGCTGAGCAATCGCGCATGAAGACCTATCGACTGTTGGTCAAAATCTGCCTCCATTCGTGCCTCAGGAACCAAAGCAGCAACACTGTCAATCATAACTACTGCGAATTCACCGGTCCCCATCAAACTTTGTGCGATACTTAAATTAGCTTCACCAGTAGGTGCACCATCTACAATCAAAACCTGCTTGGAAGGAAGACCAATCTGAAGTAAGAGGTTGGGATCAAGAGAATTCTCCGCATCTACGATTGCACACTTGTGACCTAATGCACACGCCTCACGCATTATACTATACCCAAGAAAACTCTTACCTACACCTTCGGGACCAAAAACTTCAAGGATTAGCCCCCGTTCAAAACCACCATTCCCCACAGCATTATCCAAACCCAAACAACCACTGGACAGGTACTCACGTTTCTCTTCGGCTGCATCACCGAGCCACTTAATTACGTGACCGTACTCCTTCTCTATTGCCCTAGTGGTTATATTGATTCTTTGATTGCTTTCCTTAGTTGTCGTCATTTAATCTCTCCAAAATCTTCTGTAATTTTTCTCCGGCTTTTTCGAAATCTCTTTGGGCATATTCCCTATCGTATATTTGATTAATCTTCTCAATATACTCATTAGTTTTAAACTCCTCAACTTCCATAACTTCTGAATTCATAAAACTGCAAATTCTATCCATTACAGGACGGGAGGTTAAGATAGTCAAATGATGTATCGGCTCTCGGAGCTTCAGAAATTTCTCATATTTAAACAAAGCATTCACTAAAACCGCTGACTCTCTCACCGCATTCTTTCGACCAAGACCTAATTTCTGCCGGGAACGAACTAAGTCCGAAGCACAAAGGCTATCTTTTTTCCAATCTATGGACGCAGGGAACTTACGATTTTCGTTATAATAAAACCTACGAGCATAGAAATATTCTACCAATCTCTTAACGGAGGTAACCGAATCAGTGTCCAGGAAATCTACCTTGATCACCCGATAACCCCGATCACGGAGAGTTTCTACTGCTTCTTCTTCGTCAAAATAAAGGCTCACTACTCAACCTTTTTGAGGGTACAAACGAATGCCTTAAAAGCCTCATCCTCGGGCGCCTTTAGCAGTACACCTCGTGCGTCTGGAGTAAAGTAAAACTCAAATTCTTCACCTTTAAGTTGTCGTAATGAGTTCTGAAGTAACATGGAATCAAAATGAAGTGTAAAATCTAAAGGAGTATCCACCTCAAGATCTGAACTCTCCGCCTCACCTGTAATACTGGAGGTTGAGAGACTAGCAGTACCCCCCTCGTTAGCCTCAACTACCAAACGATGGCTCTTGGCATCTACTGTAGGCTGCATCCCCTGTAGAACTGACATAAAAGCAACTCGGGGGAACGTAGCCAATTTTAAATCTGTGGTTAACATATACTCAGTGTACTCTGGAAAACTAGTACCAATCAAAGTACCTACCAAAGTAGTACCACCACTCTTCAGGAAAAATTGATCTGACTCAACATACATGTCTACGAAATCAAATGTAGGATTGACTAACTTAGATGCTATCGTGGCAAATTTTAGGCCCAAAATAAAAGAGCCACGGAGGCCTTTGACCTCTGCGGCTCGTCTGAACTCAGCAATTTGAATACCATCTGTTGCGGCAAATATAACCTCATTATCTGTTAACGTTAACTGGATGCAATTGAAATGGAGTTTGGAAGCATCCTTGGAAGCCGCATGGCTCACCTTAGATAACCCATCCATAAACTGAAAGGCAGGAAACTCAGTGGAAAGATCGTCATTAAATTCTGGCGCCTCAATGAAAAAACCAGAGTTAAGAAGAGGGAAATTACGTACATGGTTAAGAGTTTTATGCTCCGCTACGCGATTTCCTCCAAAAATCCTAAGAGTACTCTTCGGGGTCTTCTCCAACTTAACCATGTTTGGCTGGGTGTCGTAACTATAGTCCTCAAAAGTGGCATCAACGGAACTAAACACCGCAGACGCCTTAACCAAAGCCTCTCCTGCTTCCTTAACAACCGCGGGTACTTCTACCCGCACACCTAAATTATCATCGGAAGAAGTAAAAACCGCGGTATCTCCCTCTGCGCGAACAAGGACGCCGGTCTTTTCTTCTGCGACAACGGAGCTGACGGGTGCAATTTCACTACACGTCTTCAGCGCACGCTTTAAATCTTGCGCAGCAATTTCAATCTTCATGAGTACTTCTCCATAGTAAATAAGAAAGGATACTACAGATAAGCCAGTATCTGCTACTGTTATTACA